ACGTTAACACTCTGGCCTTGACATATGAAATCCTGTCTTTTAGCGGCGTGTTCCACCACCCAGTTCTGATCGAGTTCAAACGCTGTCTTAAACGTTGCCTTCTCATCGTCGGATAAGAACTCCAAGTGCTGTACCGAGCCTTCATTCTCAAGAATACTTTGCCATACCTTTTTAGTGTTCTGTCCTTTCTCATCTAAGACCTTTTCCAAGTACGGATTGCGAACAGTATGACTACCAGCCCTAGTACGATGCACGTAGCAATTTGATATACGGGGTTCAATACTAGCAGTACACCCACATAGGATACTAGAATTAGCGTTAGGAGCAATAGCCAGCAGATGCATATTTCTAACACCATAACCCACTCCATCAGGACACTCAGAACGCTCCATAGCGAGCGAGTAGGTTGCCTCAAGAGACTGGGCTTTGATGTCTTTGAAGATTGCATAGTTCTCACTGGCCGCTTGCCAAGACTCCCATGCTATGCCTTTGCTTTGGAGGTAGCCGTGGAAGCCCATTGCTCCGAGGCCAACTGAGCGTTCTCGATAAGCTGAGTAGACAGCTTTTGATAGTTCTTCTGGTGCGTTGTCAATAAAGTATTGAAGCACGTTGTCCAAGAATCTGATAAGGTCTGCAACCATGCTACTTGTTCTCCAGTCATCATAGGCTTCGAGGTTGACGGAGGAGAGGCAACAGACTGCTGTGCGCTCTTCATTTGTTGCGAGATGGATTTCGTTGCAGAGGTTACTGCCATTAATTGACAATCCAAGTTTCCTTTGAGCTTCCGGTAAGCCTCTTCTGGCTGTGTCGATAAAGTTAAGGTAAGGACTGCCAGTTCTGAAGCGAGCTTCAAGTATTCGTTGCCAAAGTCTGCGAGCTTGGACTGTATCTCTGACAATTCCTGTATTTGGATCTGTAAGTTCCCATTCTGTATCATTAATTACTGCCTCCATAAAAGCATCAGTGATGTTCACTGCATTAAATAAATTAAAACATTTACGATTGATGTCGCCACCAGTCGGTACTTTAAAAGAAATAAACTCCTCTATGTCAGGATGGTTTACGTCTAGGTACGCCGCATAGCTTCCTTTCCTTGTCTTCCCTTGTTTGTAGGCTGTCATCTGACTGTCCACTACCTTCAGGAATGGGATTGGGCCGGGTGCTTTGTCGCTGATCCCTCTCACATCTGACCAATGCCCACCCACACCTCCGCCCTTTACGGAAAGCCATGCTACTTCACCATTATGTTCAATAAGAGAATCAAGATTGTCCCCCACGTAAGTAAGGAAACAACTAATAGGCAAGCCCCTATTGCTTCGGCCATGTTCAGGTGCGTTCGATAGCACAGGCGACGCAAACATAAACCAACCTTTAGAAGCGTAGTCGTAAATACGTTGAGCAAGGTCGAGGTCATCAGCGCAGTAAGCCACTGAAGCACGTGCAAAAGCTTGTTGAGGACTTTCTTCATGCTCAAGCATATAGTAGTCCTGCATGAGCTTAATTGCTTGATCACTAAGTCTAAAGTCCCTTTCATAATCAATCGTTATCCCAAGGTATTGTGTCATCAAATTGGCTCTCCAGAGTTTCGTATTGTTCTTCAATCAAATCAGCACATCTGTTAACGATGTCTTCAGAGGTTAGCTCTAGAGTCTCCACTAGAGTCACCTCATCTAACTTCGATAACTTTTCTTTGAGTTCTTCAATAGTAAGCGACATGCGAACCATCCATTTTAATACAACTCAAGGAGTTTGTCAACGTATTGACGAATCTTTTCGATGTCAATCCTACCACCTTTATTATCACATCGACAGATGTATTTGATAATATTACCTTTTAGGAAGCCTTTAAACTCTTCTTCTGTTAACCATGACTCCATAGCATCCCAAGGTTGGATAGATAATGTGAGATAATGGTCGCCCCCGGCTTGATAGTCTTTAGCAAACTTGCAGTCAAACTCTTCAGCCATTTCATTCAAATCAATCATTTCTTTACCAGCTCCATAAAATGTTCAAAATCTACTACTGCTAGAGGCTTCGCTCTGTCCTGCTTTAGGACTAGTAAAGGCTCATAGTCTCCGTGTCCAGTTGCTTGGACATAGTGCTTGTAAATAGAAATCTTTGCTAGATTCTTGCACTCGATACAGTATGGCATATTTTTTCTAGCGGCTGGAGAGAGCTGTACATCCTCTCCACCTGCACCCATAGATGTACTGCGTACATCATCAGGCTCAAGAGATGGGAATGCCGACAAGATCGAGTCCCGAACGTGCTGTTGAAGTCGTCTACCCTTCGCTTTCGCAGACTGAGGGCTTATGCTTCTGGTAGCCTTTCTTGGACTCTTTCTTGCGGTCTTTGTAGACTTTGGCTTGGTTAAACTTTGCATGGTGTTTGTGTACAAAGTTCCTGTGGCGGTGCGAACGAATCTTCATGATGTCTTAGCATGTACAGTAAATGCCCATTCTCAATAGCTCGATCATGACCTAACAGTTCAACACAGATTTCCCACATCTCAAGCTCAGTTTTATCTGTTAGAAGCTTCTCAGCTTTAGCGTCGCCGATGCCTCTAACCCCAATAATGTTATCGACCCTATCCCCTGTCAGCATCTGTTTGTAGAAGTTAAACAGACCTGTTACAGGGTCTATGTGATACAGTTTCTTTTTAGAAAAGTTGTAATGCCAGCCGGGAACTTGATCGAGGTCTTTGTCAAGACTAACGATCATGCTAGTTTCACCTAGCTCAGTTGCCCGGATAGCTAACATATCATCTGCCTCGATACCTTCTGACACTGTGGCCGCCCAAGCGTCAGTTAGATATTCCCGAAGCAAGTGATAGTGAACAGGCTTACGTGTGCCTGTCCGATTACCCTTATAAGGCACAGTCACCGCATAGTCGTATCGGAAGTTTCCTCTACCAGTCAAATGCAGTTCCCATGTTTGAACATCTGGCATCTCGATCAGTAACATGTCCTCAAGGAAGTGTGCCATCGTTCTGATGGCGACAGCCTCCGATTCTTCGTTACAGGCAAAACCGATACGGTAGTTCAGAATGTCTGCGTCTATAAGGGCGTGTTGCATTACAACAGTTCGCCATCGTCCATTGACACAGACTCTTCACCAACGTCGCCTTCAAACGACACCAGATCAGTGACCACTAGCTTCTTCAATGAAGGGCTACGGCCTGCTTTGTTTTTCCATGACCAGTCATAGAAAGACACCAATGCAACAGACTGAGAGCCATTGCCAACACCAATGCCCTCCATCACCTCACCGTTCTTGTCGTAAGCACGGATAGGGTTGTTTGACTTACAAGTGATGTAGTATCCCTTGCCGTCTTTTTGACCCACTGTCAGCCCCATAGACTCTAAGGCAGAAACAGCAGAATCGGAAAGATTGCATAGATCGATTTGATACTTCTGCGACATATCGTTTTTACGATCTAGGTAAGCCCACATTACGTCGGCTTTGATTTTAACACGCTGTGTGTCAGTCATAGTCATTCTCCTTGTTGGTGACTAAAGTAATATTATACCATGAAACTAATGTGTTTCAAACCAATTTTTACCAATTTTTGATTCAGCGTCTACTGGGCATCGAAAGCCCAAGGTAATCCCGGCTTTCTTTGCTGAGTCAACCATGATTGACGCAACCTGTTCGCCAAACGCCGACGCTGTTTCAATCTGGATTTCGTCATGGACAAACGCAACCTGTTTGACCGGAATCCTTTGCTCTCTGAAAGTTTTGTGGGCTTCAATACACCATTGCTTTGCAATAATAGCACCACATCCTTGCAGGAGTGAATTAAGTGCGGCATGTTCTGATCTAACGATAATCCGCCGACCGTCCAACCCGGGTACATACCCGTTGATCGCCACTTTTTTAACCTTTTCCATGAGTCGAGATAGCGCAGGCGTTCCCTGATAGAAGCGGCTAAGTATATCGTTCCCTTCCCTAGCACCGCCATTGACAATACTACCAATTTTGCTTGGCCCCGCCCCATACAGCGTGGCGTAGATAAGAGTCTTAGCCTGTGGTCTGGTAACCCCTGCCGCTTCTGCGTTCTTCTGGTGGATATCGCCATTAAGTAATTCATTCTGCCATTCCTCATCCTGCATGTAGTGAGACAGGCAACGTAGCTCGATACCTGACAAGTCTGTCCCGACTAAGACATTGCCGTCATCGACAGTCCAAAGTTTACGGCACTCGATCCCATAAGGGCTGTTAACGCTTGGTACTTGACCAAGGTTAGGATTGCGATGTGTCATTCGTCCGGTGACAGCGC